AACCACGTACTTGAGAACGTGACATCTTATGACGTTCTATTACATACTCTGCTTCTTCCATTGTAGCTGCATCAGGATCTGGGTAAAAATTCCAAATAGATACAGATGTAGTTTGTGGAACTGTTTTAAACATGGGAGAGTAGTTGCCTTCATTATCCCAGTTTGGATATTCTTTATCTATAGCAAATGGGCCTTTCATAACCCCTGTACCAAAAAGTGCTGTTTCAAAAGCAGCAGCACGTAAATGTTTCTTTGCATGAGATTCTTCTAGTTGGTCGTGTATCTTTTTCTCCATCTTCTTTGCTGAGACTTCAGCAGGATATAGTTGAGCAGAAGTTGGAGTTTTACCTGGAGTAGGTTTTACATCTTCGATAACAGGTTCTAATACACCAGACAAAGCACCAAGTCTTTCTTTAAACTCTGGTAGTGTTTCACCTGGAAGTAACTCAGCCATTTCTGAGTTGACTGCTTTTTTTACTTCAGGGTTAGTCTCAAAACTAACTGTGTCTTCTACACCATCTGGTAAAGTTGTAGGATCAATACTTATTGGAAATCTATTACCACCAAACAGTACTTCTGCTATTTGACCATAAGCTGCAAGAACTTTTGTTTTAGTTACTTTAACAAATACCCTAGATTTTTCTGTGGAGGTAAATTGTACATCAGGTCCATATAAACCACGATAGTTTCTATAAGCTTGAATCCAACGTTCTTCATCTAGTTGTCTTGCTGTATCAGCTTTACTATACTTGTCTTTGACAAACTGAACGATGTGACCTGTAAGTGGATCTGAGTATTCTTCTTCAGCAACATCTTCTATTGAGGAAGTATTTTCCGTATCCATAATCATTTCTTCAAAATCTTCTTCTGCCATTTTATTTCCTTAGTATCCAAATGTGGGATCTGATGCTTGAAAGCCTGTACGTTGTGATGCAGGATCAAAATCAAATATATTACTACGTGGTCTAGTCATTATACCATACCTTAAGGCATCATACAAGTGGTCTTCTGCGTGGGTATCTACATCCTCTGGATTTTTCTTATCTAACGGAATAGAGGGTAGCTGAGATATAAGATTAGTGCAATTAGAAAAAAACACAAGTCTAGGTTCCTCCGTAAATTCATCTACTTGCAATCGTCTATGTAATTCATTTTTACCTGCTACACGAGAACCTTTTGATCTGTCTGAGGGTCTCCAACGACAACCTTTTAAAATCATTTGTTCTGCTAGGCTTGGGCCAGTATCCCCACGTTTATGCCAAAGAGATGAATCGAGAACTCCGTAACGTATGTTTTCTCCTGACTCATTTTCTATCTCTAGTATCATGTCAGCTAGGTCAGTAGCTGTGACCTTTGATACATACAGTTCTCTGTATACTACTAGCTGTTCAGATCCTGGAACCATAGTAAACCAAAGAATGCCAGTATATGAACCGTAACCATAATCACAAGCTCTAAAGTGAACCCAGTTAGAAGGTATCTCGTAAGGTTCTACTACGTGTATGTTTCTATTAAACTCAGGAAAAGCTGCACCTTCGTTTATATCCCAATCACCTTCGAGTAGTTGTCTACGTTGATGCTCAGGTAACGACAAAAGATTGGCTTCGTATAAACCATCGTCCGATAAATAAGGGTTGTCGAAAAGGGTGGCTGGAATAAACTTACGTTTGAACAGAGGCTCACCCTCTCGACTGTGACCTTTTGGCCACTGTATCACTTCTCCGTTTTCATCAGTAGCATGGAACGAGTTATTAGGCACTTGAGGGTCAATAAACGTTCTTTTTACCCACTGATGGCCTGGACCTCCAGGGTTGCTAGTCGCTCTCATATACAGTGGCAAACCTGAAGCCCTTGTTGTACGGAGACGTGATCTCATATAATTCCATGCGTAAGGTGAAGGCCATTGTGTAAGTTCATCAAAGCCAATCCAGTTAAAGGCTTGACCTTGGTATCTCATAACGTCATCCTCTCTGTCGAGGTAGGACATCCACAATGTAGCACCTGATGGAGCTACCCAAGTTTTATCTCTTTCCATAAACTTTATTCCAGGTATAGCTTTGGGATAAAGTTGTTTACTTACTGATATAAGTTCTCTAAGCTCTTCTGTACTCCTACGAACAAGTAGCATTCGTGCATTTGGATTCCCCAAGTACCGCACTGGGTCTGCAACCATTGCATAAGACTTACCACCACCTGCTGCTCCTCCATAAAGAACTTCTTGTTCTGTAGCTGCTAAAAAACTAGTCTGAGGTCCAGGGTTAGGCTCAAAGATAACTTCCCTAGCCTTTTCAAAGTCTATCTCTTCAGGCTTCGGTTGGGCTGGAACTAACTCTTTCTCTGTAACCGAGTCTTTGGGTTTCAAGCTTTTCCGCTTTTTGTAACGCTTCTTTGTACCTTTTGGCGAGGTAACGTTGAGTTGAAGCTTCGTTCTTACGTTGTTGCTCAATTTTTACCCTTTTGTATAAACCTACGTGAGAGATATATCTTTCAGACTGAGTACTAAGCCAAGCTGCTACTTCTCTGTAACTGTATTGCTTTATAAACTTCTTAGCCTTTTCAAACAATTCTAACTCTTTTGGAATTGGTAGTAGTATATCACAATCGTCAGGATCTTGTCTATACCCAAATGGTACATGGGTTCCAACTCTTACAACAGGTTGCCACTCATATTCACCATCTACCGCTACAGGTTTGGGTAATTTCCAAGTTCTATTCGTCTTCATCAGCTTTCTGTGGTAATATAAATAATGGATTAGCTGCAGATACTTCTACTTTTTCTGTCTTAATAAAACCACTACGGTCTAAAACATCTTTTGCAGCTGTCATCTTTTCTTTATTACCTAAGTCTGTAGGATTGTTCATAACCTCAAACATTGAGTATGCAGCTTTTACAGCTGATGAACTAATAAACTTCTTAGTTAGATCTGCAATTTCTTCTGCCAGAGACTCTGCAATAGCTTTTGTAGCTACCCCATCTGCATAACCTGCAAGTTTTCTAGCTGTAACTAGATTACCTCCAGCTTCTTCAAACAGTACGTCTAAGAACTTTTGTTGTTTTTCTGTTAAGTTTCTTGCCATTATGCCACCATATAAATTATAAAACCTAAAGTACCTGCACCTACTAAAAGAATAACACCTGATATACCCCAAGTAATTATTGCTTCTTGTATCTCTGCTTTACGGTACTCTTGTTCTTTCTTTTGTTTACGTATTCTACCTTCAGTTGCTACCAACTCATCCCAAACAGATGGGCCATAGGTAAAACTAATCCAGTCTTTTAGTTCTTGCCTCATAGCTTGAGCTTTCTTTTTAGCAGTGAAGATTTCTAAAGCTTCTGCTTCAACAGAACCCCCTAATGATTTCCACCAAGGGGGGTTCTTGTTTTTCTGCTCTAAGTAGGATAGGTCGCTCATGCTGCTAGCCCACTGATTTAGTTGACCACCCATTTCTTGAAGATCTTTTCCGAATTGGAAACCTTTCTTCAACGCATTGAACGCTACGGTAGCTCCACCGATTATTGTAACTGGGTCCACGAGCCTCCTCCCAAAGTACTCCTAGTATCATTAAAGAAGTTATTGTGCTTTTCAAAGAGCTTTACCTGTTAGTAAGACTCTTTCTATATCACATCTACCTATTCCTAAGTCCCGTAGTTCTCTATCAGTCATCCTATAAAGTTGCAAACGTGCAATCTTACGTCTAGCTGATTCTGTTCTTGCTTCTACTATTCTATTAAATAATTTTTTAAACATTTTCTACTCCTATGTTAGCCCTATCTGGACAGGAGTAGTTATACTATATTTTACAGTAACTTACTACAGACAAAAATGCAAACCCGTTATGACTTTTTAACCACCTTAGTAGTCCATGCTTCATTTACATCGGGGGTAGAAGGATCATCTCCAAGAAGTTGACCCTTGTCATTACGAGCACGTACTTTTACTTCTTTTGTATCTTTTACAAAATCTAATACGGCAGGATCTTTAGTGTGCCATTCTCCACGGATATACTCCGCAAGAACAGCACCATATTGGTCTACGACCTTATCACCATCTAGTTTCATTATCTGCCACCACTTCCAAATTTAACTGTAGGTTTTTCTTTTCTTCTTTTTCTAACTCCAGGGACTCCACCACCTTTACTTAGATCTTTAATGTAAAGGCCTAGTTTAGTTAATGAATCTAAAATTTCATCTATTTTAGAACCTGGATTTTTATCTACTTTTTTATTTCTTAGTTCAGCTAATTTTTTCTTTGTGCTTTCTAATCTTTTACTTGCAGCTTCACGTTCACCGATACTTATTTTCTTTATATCGGAATCAATCTTTTTTATCTTATTTGTAACAGCAGCAGGTATTTTTAAAGGTCTATTTCTAAAAGAGGGGGTACGTTTTTTAGAATTAACAGGAAGTAATTTTGTCACTGTAATTTCTTCTGACCTAACTATTTCACTAGGTTTAGCTATACGAGGTTCACCTGAACCTGGACGTTTTTTAGGCTTAACAGTTTTTTTAGCAGCACCTGACTTTGGTCTAGGCTTAGGTTTAGTTACCTTTTTCTTTGCCTCATCTTCTTTTGTATTAGTAGTATATCTTTTACCTTTCCAGGTAAAAACTTTACCCGAACCTTGTGCTTTACGTGCAGCTGCAAAAGCTTTTTTAAAGCTCATATCATCGTATTTACCTGCCATAGTACTTAACCTTTCTTATAAGTATTCTTAGGTCTAGCTATTCCTGTATTCATAGGGCCAGAAGACTTAACCATTCCGCCTACGTTATACATAGCAACTCTGCCACCTTTAGCATAAGCTTTCTTTTTCATATTAGCACCACCTTTAGCCATGCCTTTTTTCTTCATACTAGCTCCGCCCATTGCGTAACCTTTTTTCTTCATCATAGCACCACCTTTAGACATACCTTTTTTCTTTTTTTTATCCTTAGCAGCTTTTGCCATAGGTTCTTTTCTGTCCCCATCTCCATCTATATCTGGATAATCTGGTCTTTTACTCATTGTTCTTCCTCACTATATAAATTGTTAAATACTCGTTGCGTATCCCAAACATAGTCTACGTTTTCTTTCGAGTTATAAATATGTTGGTTAGGTCTAAAATCAGGAGCACCTTGTCCAGTTTCAAACCATGCAGGGTGAGTTACTCTCACTCTATTATTGGGCAACGCAACCATGTTACCTGTGTATTCTCCTGCGTCTAACAACTCAAGTACGTGAGATTGTTTATGTTGTGCAGGGTCATCTGCTACTTCGTTGTCTGTGTAGTCAACAGTGAAGTAATACTTTGCAGGGTAGAACTCACCATCTATTTTTGCTATCCAAGGAGCAGGTGAGGCTCTTTCTAATTTATATACTGAGTGTGTATGCGACATACAATCCCAGGGTTGTGCTAAGTATGGTGGTAGCTCTGTAGGCCATTCTTCTAGGGGGGTATCTGCCACTAAAGCTACAAGAGGTAATCTAGCCCACATCGCACCACCATGTATATTGGGGCTATCATCATGATCAGACTCGCAGCCTGTAAAAATAACTTGAAAGCTGAGAGTCCTATTTGGCATAGTAGTAACACCAATGACCATGCAATGTAAGAACTCGCCATGATACTCTTCTAAATTTTTTGTGTATTCTCTACGTACCCATGCTTTGAAGTACGGTATGTTACTTTGTAGATACGCCATCTTTCTTGTGCTTCCTTTTCAACTCTGCTTTAGCTT